TATTAATGCAGGTATATGTAACAAATGTATGTGAAAGCCTCCCTTAGCCATTATATATTTTATAATATATAATATATAATATATAATATAAAAAGTATTTAAAAAGGTGAAAAACTTCCTAAAAATGAAGTCCCTTCATAAGGCGATATAGAATCTGAATCTCTCATTAAATTATTTACTGGTATTGAATTTGATTGTTTACCTCTTTTAATATTATTTTCAATTCCTAAAATATCAAACCCTTCAGCTGCCTCAGTATTTTTAGAATTTTTAGATTTTTTAGTTGTTTCAGTTGTATCAGTTGTAGAAGTAGTAGTATTATTGGAAGACATTTGTTGTTTAATTTGTTGTTGAATCATTTTTTTTATTTGGTCTGAATTTAATGATGAGGTTGCGTTACCACTAGCATCTACAGAATTTGAACTGGCATCTACAGAATTTGAACTAGCATCTAGAGAATTTGAACTAGAATTATTTCCAAATCCTTCATAATACATATTATTATTAAACATAACTATAACAAATAAAACACCCACAACACCTAATATCTTATGACAATAGCTAAGGCATAATATAAATATAATTAAAAAAACTCTTCCTAAAGCAGAATCAATAAGAAAATTAAAAGCTTTGGCTTGACTAAGGGCTATAACAAGCAATAAAAGAACAACTGTGCCAACATTATTTTTACTAACTAGCTTAAAGTCCATATATAAATATTCAATATAATTTATTTGTTAAAAAAATATATAATATATGATTAATAAATTTCAGACTGTTTTACAAATTATTATCTAAATTTTTATTAAGAATGTCTTTAGCAATGTACGCTGCTCCATTTGATAATGATTCATCAGACTATAAAAATAATGATAATGATAATATTATTAATAAAAAAAGGCAAACACATAATAAAACACAAAAAAAATATCCTAAAGATAACTTTGACCAAGAAAAAGTGAATTCGGTATTAGAAAAGATTCATAATAACTTGAATATGGACGAAGAAGATACTCTAGCAAATTTTAGTCCTCCCCCTAAACCAGAATCTATGGGCGTTTCTAAAACTATCGCAACAGAACAAATGCAAAATATGGCTAATGAAAATATGTTTAGAACATTAGGAAAAGCACCATCTCCAAATAATGAAAGTGATGAAAATTTAGAATTAAATAATTTTAACTCGAATTATGCTGATACTAAAACTGCCGAAAATTATTATAAAAAATTTGTCCCTGGATATGTTCCTGGTAAAAATAATGTTAACAAACAATACTACAATTCTAATATTCCAAATATGGTAAATGATAGCTCAAATGATTTACTTTTAAAAAAAATAAATTATATGATTAATCTTCTTGAGGAACATCAAGATGAAAGAACAGGTAATGTAACCGAAGAAGTTGTATTATATTCGTTTTTAGGAATATTTATTATTTTTGTCGTAGATTCATTCGCAAGGGTAGGCAAATACGTAAGATAATTTTTTATATCATTAAAATAATAATATTATTTTAACTACTTAAAATGATATTACTATATATTTATAACATTATGACAGAACAAAATATTATTAGATATATTATGCCACAATATATAATAGTTCATTGTAAACATGATGGATGTTATAATCCATTAATGTTTCAAGATGAAAATCCCAAAACAAAAGTAGCTTCAGTACAAATTAATCCCCCTAAAATTTTTTTATTTGATAATAAACCAGAAGCAAAAGAATTTTTTAGTGATTATATCAATGATGTTGATGTTTTAGATGAAAGATGTAAGATTAATGAAGATATTAATCATGTTGACTACTGTAACTGTGGTATTGTTAAACTAGATGACGAAGATGGTCAACCTATTTTATTTTATAATCAAAAAAATCAAATTTTTCTTTTAGAACCAGCAGCCCAAGTTTTTGCTCCAGCACATGATGTAAAACTAGAAATGGTCAATTTAAATTTAATAAACTCATTAGTAAGAACAAGTAGAACATTAGGAAGAGAACAACAAAGAAAATATGTTGAGCTAGGTAAAAGGTGCGAAGAATGTTTAACTAATAAAAGTTAATTAATTATTAGAACTTTTTCTGCTTTAAATGTAGAATACGCAAAATTATAAAAAAAATATGCTGTTGGGCTTATTACTAATGGGTTTGTTTTTAAAAGTAAATTATTTATTATTATATTATTATGAGAAATATTTTCAATTGCGGCAAATCCAAAATTGTTTTTTTCTGCGGTTTTCCAAAAACTTATTTTAAATCCATTGATAAATAATTCATCAGAATCGCAATTATTAATAGAGGCAAAACAACTAAGAACTTCAAGTCCTTTCTCAACAAATGTACAAGTTTTTCTATAAAAATAAGCACATATTATTTCATCATTTAATAAAATCACATAAATAAAAATATTCTTGGTCTTTATTAGCTCAATAATATTTGAAATATCAGAATTAATAATAATATCAAAATTTGAATTATTGTTTTTAATAAAATCTAATAAAAAATGAAAATTTTGTTCTGATATTTCTAAAATTATGTACATTGAGTGTAAATCTATTGGTTTAGTCCACTTCTTTACATGAAACCCATAGGTAGAATAAACACACAAAGGAACAATTCCAGTTAGTTCATCTTCTCTCTTAAAGAGAGAAACAACAATGTTTTTATTCAGGTGACTTTGATTGTAATGATGAGTTTGTATTAACTTCTGGGCTATACCTTTTTTTCTGTAAGATTTATCAACACATAAGTAATCAACACAATAAGCATCAAATTTTCCTTTATTTTTGTCATTTTTATTTTTAGTATTAATAGTTATGTGAAGTGGTCTACCAGTTATTATTCCTATTATTTTTTTATCTTCTACAATAGTGCCCTTTTTTAAGTCATTGAGAAGAATATCTTCCGTATAAAAAGAAAAAAAAGATTTTGAATTATGACTATTAAAATATGGTAAAATATTTAACTTTTTTGGTGAATATATGTTATCTTTATTTTGTAAATAATGCGTTTTTACAAAGTTTACAAATTTATTTATTTTTAATTCGCTGACTTCTGAATAAACAAATGTTTCTATATTTTTAAAATTAGTATACTTATTTTTTTCTGGAAGGTCGTGGTTTATTATACCAGGAGGCCAAATTAAATACGTTAAATTGTATACGTGAAAAACAGGTTGTAATGCCCAAAAACCAAATTTTACTCTTATATAACCCATTATAAAAATAATGATTAGAGAGATAATTAATAATATATACAATATCATATTATTAATTTTAAATTATATTAAAATTATTGAGGTTTTACTAATATATATAAATACTGGTATTCATAAGCACAGTTAACAAGGTCGACCTTACCTTGAATTAAAAATCCTGAGTCTTGAGCCATATTTATAATATCACTTTCAGAATCCATATATAATTTGTGTTCATGTTTTCTTGTTTTTCCATCGTTAAATTTGAATTTTTCATGGAATGTTGCGATATTTTTTTCAGTTTCTAATTCAAAATTAGAAGAATATACAAAATCATTAAATGTAATCTTGGTTTTTGTAATACGTTCTTTGGAATATTTTTGAGGTGAAACAATGTATAAAGGATTACCAGGTGGAAGAATTGGGTCAAATTTATCTCTATTTACAACATGGATAATTAATGTGCCTCCTGGTTTTAACCATTCCATACAGTTGTCAAAAAAAACCTTTTTATCTTCAAAATAATAAATTGTAAAGTATAAACAAAGAATATGTGTAAATTGATTATTTTGAAAACTTGAAATATCTAATACATCACCTACAACAAAATTATACTGAGGATAATTTACTTTAGCCTTAGCAATCATTGAAGGAGATTTATCAATTCCTATTACATTTAAATCATATTGAGCTAATTTATCAACATGATGACCTGTTCCACTACCAACATCTAATATAGTGCTTTTTGAGGTTGGCAATGTTTTGTTTTTAATTGCTCCAATTTCATAGTCATCCTTTAAATTATTAAAAACTAAATGGTCATAAATATTAGCATAAAAGTCATCATAAATATCTGTTCCTTGTTTAAATAAGAACCCATCATTTTGTTCATATCCTTCTTTATTTGTTACATTAACTGATTTAAATAAAACAATTAAAGCTAAAAATAATGCTACAAATATTAAAATTTTACCAAAATTAGACATATTTTTATATATTTTTGAAATTGATTTAATTGAATTATTTATTTTCATCTATATGTATTGTTGTTATTTTTTTTGTATGAATTTCTATTATATGGTAGAAACAGAAATTAATGACATAAGACAACAAAAAGATTTTAAAGGTATATCATTTTCTAAATTTAAAAAAAGTGATGTTAGAAAGGAATTACTAAATAGTCTTATAAATTCAAAAATAGAACCTGTGTGTTATTGGAGTGCCGAGTTAATTTGTGCTGGTCATTATAGTGAATTGTGGGAAATAATTTTATTTTTTTATAGTAAATATATACATTTAGGTAATCCTAAACTGGCTATTTATTTAGAGTTAAGAATTAATAAATTTAAAGAGATTATTCATAATGGATATCTAGGAAATGAATTAAGAATGAGAAATAATGATAAAATTAGAAGATTATTCTGTGAAATTATGTGTGTATTATGTGATGCCAAAAGAAAACATAGTTTTGATAATGTTAAAATACAAAGAACAGATTTTGATATGACTCAGATGACTGATAGATTTAAAGCTCCAAATGTTTATTATGGTGAAAAAGTTTTCATGAAAAATGACCCAAAAGAATTATTTGTAGCTATTAATGAACTAGCATATAACATTTCTATTAAAAATGTAATGAATTCATGTTATTGGCTAGAATGGATAATGGATTTTGAAATAATCTGTAAATCAAGAAAAGAAAAATGTAAATGTGAAAGAAGAAGCCAAATGCCAGTAGATAGTAAAAGTCAAATGGATTTAATATGGATAGTTTGGGATTTATTTTTAAAAGAATCGGAAAGTCAAAGTTCTATTATACAAAAAGTAATTAATTCATTATTAAATTTATTTACATTAAAGTACACAAGTGGATGTCAAAAAAAAAGAAAATATATTTTATATTTTGTTATATCAATTTTATGTGAAAATATTAATTTTGATGAAGAAATTATTAGAGATAGTCAAAAAAGTGTCTTATCTAATGTTCTTAAAAAAATAGATTCCGTATACAAACAAATTAAAAAAAATGAAGAATCGCCAGGAACTGAATATTTATTTAAAGATTCTAAGGCCGCACAATTAGAAAAAACAATTGAAAAATTAGAAAAAATGAACACATTTGGAGAGACATTTATTCCTCGTATTTAAATATATTTTATAATAAAAAATGTAGCAAAAAATAAAAAATAAAAAATAAAAAATAAAAAATAAAAAATAAAAAATAAAAAATAAAAAATAAAAAATAAAAAATAAAAAATAAAAAATAAAAAATAATAAATAAATAATAAAAAATAAATAATAATAAATAATAAATTTTACTATATTTTTTATAAAAGTATATATAAATGGTAAAAACATACAGAAAAAGAAAAGGTGGAGCAACTCGTAGAAAAAGTAGTTCGTTAAAAAATTCATCTTCTTCTATAAAAAAATTTAGCAAAGAAATAACTGTTATATTTTTTGAAATGTTATTAATGGTTAAACTATTTCATTGGAAAACCCATAGTTATGCTACACACAAAGCAACTGATGAATTATATAGTAAATTAAATGAAGATATAGATAAATTTATTGAA